ATGAAAGTGTGGTTAATACTTTCAGGAGGGCCTGAGGATAGAAGCCCGATCAGTGTGCACAATATGAGAATGAAAGACCAGATGAAGAACGGATGGATATCAGGTTCCTGGTACCTAGTGAAGTAAATGATTGTAGCCATCATTAAAAATTGAAGTGTTGATGAACTTCCATCTTTTCAGCTACCATCGTAAATGACATCGCAGGTCCCATATCCTTCTTAACATCACCCTCTTTGTGCACAGCGGTTCGGGCAACATCGACATAACCCTCCGAATTCTTAACCCTGCGTCGATTGTAGGATACAGAGGCATCAGACTGACTGCCGGGGTCTACTCTTGTAGAGGAAGAAGACATTGGAGGTGGAGAGCAAGGCAACTAAAATACAAAGAAAAAGTGTTAGCATTAGTGGTGATACTTGGTCAGGGTATCATGCCCCAGAGAAGTGAAGGAGTGAAACCTCCTCCTCAAACTCCTCAAGACTATGATTGGTCTTGAGAGGTCTGAATCCCTGCTCCAGGGCAACTTGTTCATCAGGTAAGATCCCGAAAGCGAGCCAGAAAGAAAATCGGGCTTCTGCTGTGGGAAGAAGATCTTGGAAGGTTTCAGTCCGGTTGAACTTGTACTTCCAATCTTCACGATAATGTTCAGCGATGTCGCTGCCTTCAGCAAACTCCCTGTAAAGAGGAAACTGCTTAAAGAACTGCTTCATCACTGGAACACCATCGTTGAGGCATCTTCCACCTACACCCACAGCATGCACCCATTCACGCATGGCTTTCTCGCTTCGAATATCATTTAGGCAGTGCAGGTCCTTGGAGAGTGAGTGATGCAAATTGCGAATCATGCGATAGGCACCATTAACGAGAACAGGTCTCGTTTGACAGAATTCGACTTGCTCAAGGACATCCACCGTGGGTTCGACCTTCATGGTGAAGCCAAGCCCACGGTAGTACTCTATGAGCCCGTCCCTAACTCTGCGCTCATCCCCCCTTTCTACAAACAGCATGCAATCATCACCGTTGTTGGCCAACCGAAAGTGCTTGATGCCCAATCTTGTGCACCAATTCCAAACGGT